CGGCGATCCAGCGGGAGACTTTAGAGCGCAGACTGATGAATCGACTCCTTTTCATATTCTGCGCGGTGCTGGCTTGAAGGCGTTTCCAGCGCCCTCCAACTCTGTTGACCTACGTCTTGAATCAGTTAGCTCCCAGCTGAACAAGATGACCGAAGGTAAGCCAGCATTTTTAATTGATAGGCGCTGTCCACAGCTTATTAAGGGCTTTGAGGGTGGCTATCAGTATAAGCGCATGGAAGTGTCTGGTGAAAGATATGCTGACAAACCAGATAAAAACATGTATTCGCATATTCATGACGCACTTCAATACCTCTTGTTAGGTGCTGGCGAAGGACGAGCCTTGATGAATAATCAGAAACCGTCTAAGCCTGTGGTAGCTAAAAGAAACTTTGATGTGTTTAACAAAGGCCCACGCGCACGCAGATCCGCTGGCGTTTGGTCTAGAATGTAGGAGATAGCTATGTGTTTTGGTGGTGGTGGCCCCTCTAGTGACGAAAAGCAAGCAGCAGCAGATCAAAGGGTTGAAGCAGATATTGCTAAACGAGAAGAAGTAGAAAAACGCGCAGAGAGTAAACGCGAAGATATTAGCGAAGCTTTATCTGCAAGAACGCAGCAGCGCGGTATGCGCGGCGGTCGTGGTCGAAGATCTTTGTTTCGCTCTGGTGGCGCTGGATTCTTAGGACGGTTTAACTCATGAATACATTGGCAGAGCAAAAACTAAAGAAGTACCAGAAGGCAAAAGCCTTTCGGGAAAACTGGGTTCCTCTCTTTGAGGAGTGTTATGAATACGCTCTGCCTCAACGTGAGTCGTTTTATTATGAAGAAGCTGGGCAACGCAGGGATGAAAAGATCTTTGATGAAACAGCAGTAGTTGGTGTTCAAGAGTTTGCTAGCAGATTGCAGTCTGGCATTGTGCCTAACTTTGCTAGGTGGGCTGATCTTGTGTCTGGCAGTGAGGTGCCAAAGGATCAGCGTGAAGCAATTGATAATGAGCTAGATGAAGTTACTGAATATGTATTCGAGGTATTGCAGAACTCCAATTTCAGCCAAGAGGTTCATGAATCCTTTATGGACTTGGCTGTTGGTACTGGTGTCTTGTGCGTCGAAGAAGGGGATTCAATTAATCCAGTAAACTTTACCGCAATACCCCTTCCACATGTCGTACTTGATACTGGGCCAGACGATAAAATTGACCATGTATTTAGAGAGCGTAAGAAGATTCCGTTTGATGATCTAAGGATTCTCTTTCCTGATGGTAAGTTTGATCCAAAGGTCGAGCAACAAATGGGCAAGGACAGAGAAACTACTGTTCTTGAACTTGTATGCCGCGACTACAGTAAGCGAAACGAGGAGGCTTACTATCACTATGCATTCTGCATGAGTACCAAAACAACGCTATACGAAAAACAAATGAAGGGCGTCGGATCTAATCCCTTTATTTGTTTTAGGTGGTCTAAGTGTTCTGGCGAGGTGTATGGTCGTGGGCCTATTCTTAATGCTCTGTCTGCTATTAAAACTACAAACTTAACCATTGAGCTTATTCTTGAAAATGCTCAGATGTCTATCTCTGGTATATATCAGATGGAAGATGATGGCGTAGTTAATGTTGATACAATTAATTTAGTCCCAGGGACTATTATACCAAAAGCTATGGGTTCTGCTGGCTTGCAGCCTATACAAGCAGCGGGTCGCTTTGATGTAGCGCAGCTTGTTCTTAATGATATGCGCCTTAATATTCGCAAGGCTTTGTTCATGGATATGCTTGCTGATCCTAACAAAACTCCTGCGACTGCAACTGAGGTGGCCGAAAGAATGGCTGACTTATCTAGGAGAATGGGTTCTTCATTTGGGAGATTGCAAGCTGAACTCGTGCAGCCCGTACTTCAACGTGTAATTTACATCCTAAAGAAGCAGGGCCGCATAGAAGTACCTACAGTAAATGGTAGGGAAGTTAAAGTGCGATCTGTATCTCCGCTCGCTCAAGCACAAGCAAATGAGGATATCTCAAGTGTTGCGCGTTTCTTAGAGCTTGTTGGTGGAGCCTTTGGCCCTGAGATGATGCAAATGTTAATTGACTCAGAAAAGACTGCTATATTCCTATCTAAAAAGTTTGGTGTACCAGAGAGCTTGATTCGTGACGAAGAACAGCGTAGACAAATAGCTGCGGTTGCGCAGCAAATGGCTCAACAGCAAATGGCTCAACAGCAACAAGGAATGCAAGTTGGCGACGAAGGCTAATATTGGCATAGACGGAATACAGCGTCACATAGATAGAGACGTTGAAATAAGCAAGAATATAGCTCAGATATTTAACACGCCTACTGGAAAGGCTGTGCTTCAATATCTCAGGTCTGTAACTATTGAAATGGTTAATGGGCCTAATGTATCTACAGAAGAGCTAAGACATATAGAGGGGCAGCGGTATATAGTTGGCCTTCTTGAACAGCGCATATCACATGCACATAGGAGTAAAGACAAATGAGTGATGAAGCAGCAATTGAAGCAGCAGAAGCAGATGGCCGTGATTTTGTAATTCAAGAAGATGTAGATCAGGCGGCTGCGCCTGAGCGTCCAGAGTGGTTGCCTGAGAAATATAAAACAGGTGAGGATTTAGCAAAGGCGTATAAGGAACTTGAATCTAAGCTTGGCGGCAAGGATGAAGAAATACGAGAAGCTTTGCTTGAAGAAATAAAAACAGAAGCTTTTGCTGATAGGCCAGAAACTGCTGGTGATTATCAGCTTCCAGATATTGTTGATGATGATCTTGCTGTTGATAATGAACTCTTGCAGTGGTGGTCTGAGCATTCTTTTGAAAACGGATATGGTCAAGAAGAGTTTCAAAAAGGCATAGAAATGTATGCTCAGGCAATTAATGGAAGCCAACCAGATATAGAAGCTGAGTCGGCAAAGCTTGGTGATAATGCCAGCACAAGAATTGAAGCTGCATCTATGTTTGCTAATAAGTTTTTCCCAGAGGATGCACTGCCAGCTATTGAGCGTATGTGCGAATCTCATGAGGGGATTTTAGCTTTAGAAACTATTATGGAAAAAATGAAAGATGGTAATTTTGCTGGCAATACTAGCCCATCTCCATCTGTAACAGAAGCAAGCTTGCAAGAAATGATGAAAGACCCAAGGTATTGGGAGCCTAGAAATAGAGATCCAAACTTTATAAAGCAGGTAGATGATGGATTTAAATTACTCTACAGAGGTTAAGATTATAAAAAGGGGGAGTTATTATTTGACTCCCCTTAGATCTTTTCACATTGATGAGCTTGAAAGAGTTCTTTCAAAAGAAAATCGCAGAGAAATAAAATTACTTGGTTACTGCGATGTAAGGACTGCATTAGAAGTAATGAGCAAAACATCTGAGGCTTATGTTTGTCGTAAAGATGGAGGTGAACTTTTGTTTGTTGGCGGTCTTTGGTTTTGTGAGGATCAGGATTGGCCTCAAATGTTTGCAATGTTTTCCAATAAAATAAAGGAAAACTTTACTATGCTAGCACGCGGATCGAAGATGTTAGTAGAGTTTTTTGATCAAAGCCAATCGCATATGTCTATGACAATTCTTGCTGATTATGAGGGCATGGTAAGCTGGGCAACATGGCTAGGATTTGATCCTGTTGGCGTTTCTACACAGAACGGAAATAAGTATGTTGAATTTGTTCGTTGCAATTTAGATCAAAATTGTGTTTATGATGAACCACGACAGCCCGTAATACATTGAGAGGCCCGTAAGGATACCCTTGTTGAGATAGAAAAGCGGATACCTGTGATTAACTGAAACTTCTAATAGGACTGTAAAAATGGCTAATACTATTGATCAAGCCTTTATCAAGCAGTTTGAAACTGAAGTACATATGGCGTATCAGCGTATGGGTTCCAAGTTACGGAACACTGTGCGTACGACAAATGTCACAGGTTCAACTGCTCGTTTCCAAGTAATCGGAAAAGGCACTGCAACTACTAAATCTCGCAATGGCAACGTAACTCCAATGGAGTTAGCGCATACCAATGTTGAAGTAACAATGGCTGACTTCTATGCTTCAGAGTATATGGACAAGCTTGATGAATTAAAGATTAACATCAACGAGCGTCAAGCTGTAGCACAATCTGCTGCTGCTGCACTCGGTCGTAAGACTGATGAAATCTTAATCACAGCAATGGATGCTGGTGCTAACAGCACTCAGATTGGTGCAACTGGCAGCGCAGTAAGCAAAGCTGACTTGTTGTCATTGTTTGAAACTCTTGGGAATGCTGACGTTCCAGAAGACGGACAACGCTACTTAGCTATGTCTCCTTCTGGTTTTGCTGACTTGTTTAACATTAACGAGTTTGCTTCTTCTGATTACGTTGGCCCTCAGAACTTGCCGTTTGCTGGCGGTATGACAATGAAAGAGTTCTTGGGATTCAAGATCTTTTCAACGTCTGCTGTAGCTGGTGGTAAAAACTTTTCGTACCATACATCTTCAGTAGGGCTTGGCGTAAATGCTGATGTTCAAACTGAGGTAAACTATATTGCG